GGATGCATACATTAAGGGTGGGTCTGATTCAGAACATCGATTCATCCGTGAAGCGTATGGTCACCTTGGAAAACCAAGGGCAAGAAAGATCAAAGACTATCTGTACAAGATCTTACAAGATGCTTGGCAATATGAAATAGATCGTAGACCAGGGCGCAGGAAACCTTCTAAATAATATTAACATCAAACATAGGAGGTTGGTTTCCATTTATTATAACTTTCATCTAAGGAGGAAACCATGCTAATAGCACTAGCAACTTTAGTTACCATCGGTGCATTCATCTTAGGAATCACTGTTTCATGGTTAGCAAAGGGTTACGTTGAAGACTACATCGAAAACGCTGCCTACGCAAAATCAGTTACACATCCAGAGATGCTTGACGAGGACGGTAACATTTTACATGATGAACTTATCTACGTCAGACCTACATCACCTTGGGATATCCAAGACTTAGACGACGACGAGGAAGACTGACTTCATTATTTTAAAATCATTATGGCAACACGAAACATGGACAACAGCAACCCTAGGTTGCTAATCAGTGAGGTTTTACGAAAAGTCTCAAACGCAAAAACTAAAGAAGAGAAGGCAAAACTTCTCAACAAACATAATAGTCAAGCACTCAGGTCACTTTTGATCTGGAACTTTGACGACAGTGTAATTTCTATGCTCCCTGAAGGTGAAGTACCATACACACCCAACGATGCACCAATAGGAACTGATCATACTCGACTAGAACAAGAGTACAGAGGTTTGTATAGGTTCGTTAAAGGTGGTGCTGATAAACTACCTAGTCTTAAGAGGGAGTCTATGTTTGTGCAACTGTTAGAAGGGTTATCTGCTGAAGAGGCAGAACTTCTTGTTCTTGTAAAGGATAAGAAACTCACCAGTAAATACAAAAGGATTACTCGTTCTACAGTTGCAGAAGCATTTCCAAACATCGATTGGGGTAAACGAAGTTGAAAGTTCTATACGAGAACTGCGATAAAGAAAAGGCAAACGACACTTCGTTGCCTTACACTGCCTACCTTGTAACCTATAAGGTGGACGGTAAAGAACGTTACGACGTTACTATCTCCCAGAAGGGAGTGGAGTTGTTCGATTATTATTATGATCTCTATAAAAAAGACTTCGTAACTTTTATCCAGACTAAAGGAAACATCAATCCTAGACTGTGGCAAGACCCATCAGAGGCAAAGAAACCTACCAAGAAGAAAAAAACCAGATGAATGTAAGTTTGATTTCGGTCACTCCCGATGCAGAGAAGACTATTGGTTATGTAGCGAGGGTGAGCAACCCTAACAATCAAAGTAACCCTAAGGTATCAGGGTTGCTGAAGTATTGTATTAAACATCAACACTGGAGTATCTTTGAACAGGCGTTCATGACTCTAGAAATATCAACTACAAGAGCAATCGCTGCACAAATTTTGCGTCACCGTAGTTTTACATACCAAGAATTTTCACAACGCTACGCTGATAGTTCTCTACTAGGTAAGATTGATTTACCGAAACTCAGACGTCAAGACACAAAGAATCGTCAGAATAGCATCGATGATGTTGACGAATTCTTAATTCAGGAGTATGATATAAAGATGCGTAAAATTATTGATGACTCCTTTGCACTTTATGAGGAAATGCTTAATCACGGTATTGCCAAAGAATGTGCTAGAATGATTCTACCTTTATGTACACCCACCAAACTTTATATGTCTGGTAGTGTTCGGTCTTGGATGCATTATATCTCATTGCGTTCTGGACATGGTACACAACAGGAGCACATGGATATCGCTGACGCTTGTAAGCGTATCTTTGTCGAACAATTTCCTACAATTTCTGAAGCAATGGAGTGGAACTAATGCCTACTTATCCTGTAATTAACAAAAAAACGGAAGAGAAGAAAGAACTCTCCATGTCAATGAAAGAGTATGATCAATGGCGAAAGGATAACCCTGACTGGGACAAGGATTGGTCTGCAGGTATCGGAGGACACATGTATGGCACACCTAAGATGGACAATGGTTTCAAAGAAGTCATGTCTAAAGTCCAGAAGGCACACCCTAGAGCAAACTTGAGTCGATTCACTTAAATTATGGCAAGAGCACGAAAAGGAACTAACAATCCTAAAACATTTCCAAATGGTATGTCTAAGAAGCATATGAAACGCAAAAAACCTATTGATGCATCCTATCTGGTTCCTATCAAACCATTGACTGATAATCAGAAGACTGCTTTTGCTCAGTACAATGAGGGTAAAAATCTTTTACTCCATGGTGCTGCAGGTACAGGTAAGACTTTCATCACATTGTATCTTGCTTTACAACAAGTACTTGACGAAAACACACCTTATGATAAAATATACATTGTAAGGTCTTTGGTTCCTACCAGAGAGATTGGTTTCCTTCCAGGTGACCATGAGGATAAGAGTGCTCTCTATCAGATTCCATACAAGAACATGGTTCGATACATGTTCAGTATGCCTGATGATAATTCATTCGAGATGCTTTACGACAACCTTCGTGCACAAGAGACTATTAGTTTCTGGTCCACTAGTTTCATTCGTGGTGTTACTCTTGACAATGCTATCGTTGTTGTCGATGAATTTTCTAACTTAAACTTTCATGAGTTAGATTCAATGATCACCAGAATTGGTGAAGAAAGTAAGATCATGTTCTGTGGTGACATCACCCAGTCTGATCTAACACGAGAGAATGATAAGTCTGGTATCTCAGACTTCATCAGAATCTTAGAACAGATGAAAGAGTTTGCATGTATCGAGTTTGATATCAATGATATCGTTCGCTCTGGTCTTGTGAAGTCTTATCTCATCAGCAAATACAACCTAGGATTATAATGTTTGACTTCGTTAAAGTAGACTTCAAAGAAACTGAAGTTCAACCTGTGAATAAAGATGGTGTTCGTTTCTATAAAATACCTGATACTGATAAATACTTTCCAAGTGTTACCTCAATCACATCGTTTCAGAACGCACAGTTCTTCAAAGAATGGAGGACCAAAATTGGTGAACAAGAGGCAAATCGTATCACTGCTAGAGCAACACAACGAGGCACAACCTTTCACAGTATTACCGAAGATTATATCCGAGGCAATCTAGACATCGATCAGTACATGGAGAACAATCCATTGGCAGTTCGTATGTTTCAATCCGCAAAGAAAGATCTCAATCGTATTTCAAACATACATTGCTTAGAAACTTTCCTATACTCTCACTATCTCGGACTAGCAGGTCGTGTTGACTGCATTGCTGAGTTCGATGGCGAGTTGGCAGTGATCGATTTTAAAACTTCAACTAAAGAAAAGAAGGAAGATTGGATCCAGAACTATTTTGTTCAGGAGACTGCATACGCAGCAATGTTCCTCGAAAGATCTGGAATCGAGGTAAAGAAAATTGTCACACTCATTGCCACTGAAGAGGGCACTATTCAAATATTTGAGAAGTACAATCTTGATGACTATTTACAGTTACTCAAAACCTACATCTCTGAATTCGTCGCTTTCCATAATGGTTGATAAAGTATTATCAAATGATGGTAAGAAAAAGTCTGCCAAGAAGTCTGCTGAGGACAAGTTCCTCACACCTACAAAATTTTCTCAAGAGATTGAGAGACTTGTAAAGACTAGTGGAGGACTAATTTCATACATCGAAGCAGTAGTTACATACTGTCAAGAAAATGAAATCGAATTGGAGACGGTTCCAAAGTTATTATCTAAACCTCTCAAGGAACGCTTGAGACATGAGGCACAACGTCTCAACTATATGAAACAGACTTCTAAGGGAGTGTTACCACTGTGACAGGGTTTGAAGTTTACAAAACTTACCTAGCACTCAAACAACATTTCACAAAGACAGACTACGATTATGAAAAGTATCGAGGTAAAGTTCGTGCTTCCGAACAATCCTTTGAGCAGAGACTTGATCGATACTTTTTCAAAAAACTAGCGGTGAAGTTCAAGGATCATGAAATCTTTGATTACTTCATCGCTAACTTTTTGTCAAATCCTAGAGGGTATATCAAATCATTTAGTGTGGAAAACTATACCAAATGGAAGATTGCACGAGAGTCTTTGACTTATAAATTTAAAGAAGACGTGAACGTTTTATTAGATGATCTCGAATCACCTTATGATCAATCGTTTGAAGACATCTTTAAAGCAAGCAAAGGTAATCATCCTCCACTGTTGAAGAGATACTATGCTAATGAAGTTTCATTAGATACATTAGTCATCTTTGAAAACTGTTTGGGTTATATCGATAACCTTTCTAAGATATTAGTTGACCCTATCTGGGAAGATACTAAAATGAAAGTAACCAAATACAAACCCTTTCTACAGGTAGACTGTAAGAAATACAAGGGTGTTATACTAGACGTAATACACACAAAGCTATGAGTTTTTTTGATTCTGAACAAGTCCAAGAAAATCTTAACGATATCTTCCACACTTATCAACAAGTTGCTATGGTGACATCACAACTTGCAGAGATGACTAAGGAAGAAAAACTGGAACACATCGATGGGTGTAAGCAACTCATTGAGAAGCAGAAAAATTTCTACTTCCGTCTCTCCCTTGCTGCTAAAGAGGACGAAGAGGCAAAGGAAATGAGAGAAAGGATTCACCAATTAACTAAAGCATTCGGGTTCAAGGACCTGATGGACTGCATGGATGCAATGGTTGTGACACTCGAACAAGCAGCACAACAAGAACTTGACAGACCCTAAATAGTATGCTACGATAACTCAGTAGTACAAAAACCAAATCCAAACAATACGGAGAATACACTATGTCTTTCGCATCATTAAAGAAAGCATCTGCAACTGGTAACACACTTGCAAAACTAACACAGGAGATTGAGAAACTCAATCAACCTCAACAGAGTTCATCCAATGTAGATGACCGTCTTTGGAAACCAGAACTCGACAAATCAGGTAACGGTTATGCTGTTATCCGATTCCTACCTGCACCTGACAGTGAAGAGATTCCATTTGCAAAAGTGTGGAGTCATGCATTCAAAGGACCTGGTGGGCAATGGTACATCGAAAACTCTTTGACTACTCTTGGTAAGCAAGATCCTGTCTCTGAGTATAATACAGAACTTTGGAACGCAGGTGGCGAAGGTTCACCTCAACGTGCACAAGCACGAGCACAGAAAAGGAAACTCTCTTACTACTCAAACATCTACGTTGTCAGTGATCCTGCACATCCTGAGAATGAAGGTCGGGTTTTCCTTTATAAGTATGGTAAGAAGATTTTTGACAAACTTGTCGAAGCAATGCAACCTGCATTTGCAGACGAGCAACCTCTTGATCCTTTCAACTTCTGGGAAGGAGCGAACTTCAAGTTGAAGATTCGTAAGGTCGATGGTTACTGGAACTATGATAAGTCAGAGTTCGCAGCACCTGGTGCCCTTCTTGATGACGATGCTAAACTTGAGTCTCTTTGGAAGCAAGCATATTCTCTTGCTGACTTTGAAGCACCTAAGAACTTTAAGTCATATGAAAAACTTAAAGAGCGTCTCAGTCTTGTCCTACAGTTGACTGCAGCACCAAAACCTGTTGATGAGTCCCTTGAGGATGAGTCTGAAGGACTTGGAGCACGCAACACAACTCCATCTTGGGGTACAGAGGTGAATGACTTTCGTGAGAAAGCAGTCGCTTCCTCTCCTGTAGACACAGAAGAAGATGCTTTGTCTTACTTCTCTAAACTCGCTGAAGAAGAATGAAAACCATCCTTGCTGCTATTTTAGTGGCAACCTCGATGTCGGTCCCTGCTGAGGCAAAGCACCGTCGTCACAGTCACGTCTATCGTGATGAGGTTTGCACTAAGACGATCTACGAAGAAGTATATCGTCCTCCAAGGTCACTTGGTAACCCAAGTCCTAGGGGTCAGATCTTTTCTGAGTCTTATGATGTAGAGGTTCCATGTAAGAGACGTCGTAGATACTACGACTCACATCCCAGACCTGTACCTGATACGAACGATTGTTCAGAAGGTACAGTGATTGGAGGATTACTAGGTGGTCTAGGAGCAGCAGCAATCTCCGAAAACGATGCTATGATCTGGTCCATTCCCCTTGGTGTTGTCGGAGGGGCAATGACTGGTTGCCAAATAGACGGAGGTTAAAAAATGTCACATCGATTCTCTGAGATTAAACCAGAGCACTGCTATACTAAAAATGAAGTTGACAAACTCATTAAGGAAGCGGTAGATGAGGCACGGAGAATAGATGAAGAGTCCATGCGGAAACACAATAGAGATGCTACAGTCATCTCTATGATTCTAGGGTTCACAACCTTAGCATTGTTTCTGGATGGACTCCTTCGCATCTTAGGAATTATCCCACCATTCATGGGCATCGATGTTAACGTTGTTGACAAGATCGAGAATGGTATCATAGATAAACTAGACTTAATTAAACAAGTTCCAATACAAAAACTTTTACGTCGATGAGTGATCTTCAAGTGGGTATCTATTTTATTTGCTTTGCTTTGGTAGCAGGTGCATCGTTTGCTTTTATGTTTAAGATGATGACTACTACACTAGAAGAGTTTAACAAACCAGTACAGAAAACAAATGTACACCCTGAGATGTCAGACGTACAGAGTGGAGAGGAGTTGCTAGTCTTCAGAGGATACGAAGAAGACGATGAAGAGGATGACGATGACGAAGGTGATGTAGTCGTAATCCGAAAATGACTTTTAGTTTCAAAATATCGCCCAAAAAAATCCCGCCAAAAATTTGACCCCTTTAGTTTTTTCATGAGTGACGTACAGTATAAAAAGCACAGAGTGTTTCGTGAGACAGAAGATGTTATCTTCTACGATATATCTGTAGAGGAATCAAATGCTAGTGATCTTGTAGTACACACAGGTGCTGCAGTATCACCTCCCGATGACATGGTAGGTGCAAAACAGTTTTATATACATTATCATCAGGTAGATTACAATCGTGTTCTATCTGGACAGAGAATGTTTGAATTGGTAAACTTTGATTGGAAATATCCGTATCACATTGTACATCTAGACGTTCACTCTGGTGCACTGATCATTCCTACTAACACATACCATAGATCTGTGTCTGGAGAGGGTGGATCTATAGTAATTAATCAAGCACAACGTGATGATTTATTCAAACCAGATACAGAGTTTATACCTGTCTCATCAGCAGAGAAACCAAAACTTTATAAGGTTTTGCTTCATGAAAAACCAGTTATCCATAGGTTAGGAGAATGATTAGCACTGAAAAACTTCTAGCAATCTATAAGGTTGTCAGAGTAAAACGAAAACCGAAGTATAGTCCACCTCGTAAAGATCACAATCAACATCTATACGGATGATTAGTAACCGCCACCATATCCTGACGAACCAGAGGAACTAGAACTGCTGCTCGAAGAACTTGAACTAGTATCTTGAGTCGTTGTAGTTGTAGCAGTCGTTGTAGTATCTGTAGTCGTTGTAGTTGTAGCGGTGGTAGATGTAGCAACTCCAACACTGCCTGTTGTGCTCGCAGTAGAAGAAGGACCGTAATCAAATGTAGTTGCACTCGTTGCTGCCGACTGTCTAGACACACTAGCAGTAACAAAACCTGCAATATCAATGAACCTCGCTGCAATAGACAGTGGGGTTTTCTTATTGTTTACATCATCTAGTTCTGGATGAGGATCGTATGATACTTGTTCTGTAATCTCTTCAACCATCATGTCTGCAAGACCTATTGTTGGGATTATAATTTGTCTCTTTAACTCATTAAGAAAAACTTCATGCTCATAGTTAGTCACAGGGTATCTAGATTGTTCTGCAGTAAGTGCAGTTCCATCTAACATGGTAGTTCTATAATTTTCTAATACTTCAATACCTTTCTTTGTTACTACAACATCACCATCTAATACTTCATTCGTTTCGTAGTGGTGGATACCATTAGCATCTGAATACACTGAACCGATGTATTTCTGCAAATCATAATCAGTCTTTGGCCAGTGGTCGTAGAAGTCTGTGATATTATTTACCATTAGGATGACCCAATCCAAATGTCCATCACCTAGAAAATTTCTTGCAAGACTCTCAGGTGTGTCATTAACTCTG